CGCTCTGGCCCTGACAAATGAATTCTTGCCTTTTGGCGGCGTGCTCGACAACCCATGTCTGATCCAGTTCAAACGCAGTTTTAAACGTATCTTTCTCACTTTCGGATAGGAACTCCAAATGCTGAACAGAGCCTTCGTTCTCAAGGATGCTTTGCCAAGTGGTTTTGGTATTCTTGCCCTTCTCATCTAACAATTCCTGTAAGTATGGATTACGAATCGTGTGAGAGCCTGCTCTTGTCCGGTGCACATAGCAATTAGATATGCGAGGCTCAATAGAGGCAGAGCAACCGCATAGGAGGCTACTGTTAGCGTTAGGAGCGATAGCCAGAAGATGCATGTTACGCACACCTGTGCCTTCACCATCAGGACATTCACCACGCTCTGTTGCCAACTGATATGTTGCTTCACTTGCCTGCTCCTTGATGTCTTTGAACAGCTTATAGTTCTCACTTGCGGCCTGCCAAGACTCCCAAGCTACGCCTTTGCTTTGAAGATATCCGTGGAATCCCATTGCTCCAAGACCGATAGAACGCTCTCTGTATGCTGAGTAGACAGCCTTTGAAAGTTCTTCTGGTGCGTTGTCAATAAAGAATTGAAGGACGTTGTCCAAGAGTCTGATAAGGTCTCCAACCATTCCGCTTGTTTTCCACTCGTCGTACTTTTCAAGGTTGACTGAGGAGAGGCAACAGACTGCTGTGCGCTCTTCAGATGTTGCGAGATGGATCTCATTGCAGAGGTTACTCCCCATAATTGATAATCCAAGTCGCTTTTGAGCTTCTGGGAGGCCGCTTCTGGCTGTGTCGATAAAGTTAAGGTAAGGACTGCCAGTTCGGAAGCGAGCTTCAAGTATTCGTTGCCAAAGTTTGCGAGCTTCGACTGTATCTCTAACAAGTCCTGTATGTGGGTCTGTAAGTTGCCACTCTGATCCATTGATTACTGCCTCCATGAACTCATCAGTGATATTCACTGCGTTAAAAAAGTTAAGGCACTTACGATTGATGTCACCGCCTGTGGCCACTTTGATGCTGATAAACTCTTCAATGTCAGGATGGCTTACGTCCATGTAGGCGGCGTAGCTTCCCTTCCTTGTCTTGCCCTGCTTGTACGCTGTCATCTGGGCATCCACTACTTTCAGGAATGGAATCGGCCCCGGAGCTTTGTCGCTGATACCTCTCACAGCTGACCAGTGCCCACCGACACCACCGCCCTTTACGGAAAGCCATGCTACCTCACTATTATGCTCAATAAGGCTATCAAGATTGTCCCCCACGTAAGTAAGGAAACAGCTAATAGGCAAACCAGTAACTTTTCCGTTTGGTTCTGGGGCATTAGAAAGAATTGGCGAGGCAAACATAAACCAACCTTTTGACACATAATCATATATGCGTTGTGCAAAGTCGAGGTCACCGTCTGAGTAAGCAACACTAGCACGAGCAAAAGCCTCTTGCGGAGACTGTTCAGATTCAAGGAGATAGTAGTCATGCATGAGTTTATTTGCTTGTTCGCTGAGTCGATCATCCCTCTCATAGTCAATCGTGATCCCAAGATGTGTGGTCATCAAATTGTAACTCCAGTGTGTCTTGTTGTTGTTCAATCAGGTCTGTAAACCTGTCTACCAAGTCGTCAGAGGTGATCTCTAACGTTTCCATCAGAGTCACCTCGTCAAACTGCTTGAGCTTCTGTTTTATATCTTCAAGCGTAAGCATCTATTTTACCACAATTCTAAGCATTTGTCAAGGTAGTGTTGCGCTTTTTGCAAATCATATCTACCGCCCTTGTCTTGAAAACGTGCCACGTACTTGATTACGTTACCTAACATAAATCCCTTGTACTGCTCTTCGGTCATCCATGACTCCATAGCGTCCCAAGGCTGTACCTCTTTAGATACGTAATGTGCGCCGCATACTTGGTGATCTCTACTCAGCATCGTCTTTACCTTTGTAGTAGATACCAAAGTCTTCTATGTCAAACGTATAACCATATGATGCCTCAACCGTTTTGATAAGGTCATTGACCACGTGTTGCCACGCCACATCATCAGGATACTCGTTGTGCATAATCATCTCATCGTCATACATCCGAATTGATAACTTCACTTGTAGCTTAGAAGCTACATTATAGTCTCCGAATAAGTAATCGTTGTGATCGCCACTCATTATGCGTACCTCTTTGCTAAGTAATTGATTGACACTGGCATCTCGTCAAATGAGCCATCATTGATCTCATGTAGCATCCAGATACCAGACCATGATCCATTTGTTTGCGGATTCAAGTATTCTTCGTCGTGTGTGTAGAAGATACCTGCAAACAATCCAGTAATACGACTCCCATCAGCCCGTCTTGCGTAACTGATTGAGCGATCCTGTACGTGACCCATCACACAACTCATGTGTTGCTTCGTGAGCAGTGCATTTGATGAACTCACTGGTCGCCCCATAACACCAGAAACAAAGTAATGGCTATAACAAATGCCATCAATAACCACTGGTTGTAAGAAATCATAGACCTCCCAGCCCATTTCATCCAGATACAAGTCCTTCATAGACATCAAGCCTTCAAGTTTTGCATCTGCGTTGATTGCACGAGTGATACGGTGTTCGTGATTGCCTAGTGTAAACACCAAGCGAGGATTCCACTGCTTCTCTTTGTTGCGCCGCAGTCGCTCTTGCTCTGCACGAATCGGTGCAAGAAACTCCTGCATTGCTTCGACACCTGCGTTGATGTCGTTGATGTAGCGGCGACCTTCAAAAGACTTTTTACCTACGTCAAACGTAGACAGTGAGGGCATATCAAAATGATCCCCAATGTGGATAATCACATCAGGCTTTTTATCTACTGCGTACTGTCCTGCCCATCGCAAGTGATAAGTCGGCTGATCCGGTTTCACTTGAGTGTCAGGAATCACGAGATGTTTGGTCATTTACTTTCCCTTACGTTTCCAACCATTGGAGGCTCTCAATCTTTGTAAAATCTCTTGGCCCCCGTCTTCCCAATTGCGTATTGTATTTAGTAAAGACTTAAACTCATCACCAGTCATTGATCCTTTCGCTCCGTTAATCTCTTGAGAAGTTATTACTAAGTTATCAAATCCAAAACTACCGCCTCTAATAATAGAAACGTAATGATCTACTCCAAAGTTTCTATCTAAATCGACTCCTGTAAAGAAACATTTAAAAGGATACTGAGATTCTAACCACTCTTTAATTTCTACTCGACTGGGCACTACATCTGGATCAACCCCTGCACTTTTTGCCCTTCTCCGCCAATTGTTTCTAAACTGAATAGCTTTATAGTCAAAAAAATCTTCATTTTTAAGATTGACTATTCTGTTTTGTCTCCATTTTTTAAAACAAGATTTACACCAAGTTTGATTTTTAGAAAATAATCTAAGTGCTTTAGTCCTGTTGCACTTTTGACATTTCTTCTTGGCCTTCATAAGGCGGCTCCCATATCTGTTTCGGGTAGCGTTGGAGGTGCAATAAGATTCCGTTCTCATGCGCCCTCTCAACACTGCCTAACTTCTCAGCGCAGATTGCGAACATCTCACGCTCAGTTTTACCTTCTAGTAGCTTCTGTGCTTTCACAGGGCCGATCCCATCAACACCGATAATGTTGTCAATACGATCACCAGTCAGAAACTGCATGTAAAAGTTAAGCATACCCTCCTCATGTGTGACGTAATACTTTTCTTTCTTGACAAAGTTGTAGTGCCAACCTTGAACTTGGTCGAAATCCTTATCTAAAGATACAATGATTGATTCGTCCTCATGTGAGGTTGCCGCTATTGCGATCTCATCATCGGCTTCACAATCATCTGACATTACGCCATTCCATGAACTCATAAGGTAGTCCCGCAAGAGACCATGATGTACTGGTTTCTCTCCCTTGCGGTTTCCCTTATAAGGTGCGGTGATTGCAACGTCATTGCGGAAGTTGGTTTTACCTGTCAGATAGGTTGTCCATTCTGAGACTTCCAAATCAAACATCACCATATCTTCTAAGAATGAAGCCATCGTTCTGATCGCCACATCCTCAGATTCCTCATTGGTTGCGAACCCTATGCGATAACATAGGATATCACCGTCAATCAAAGCTATCACAGCGTATCGTCATCCGTAGTTACAGGCTCAGGATTGTATACGTTGAGGTCTTTTACAACGAGCTTTGAGATACCTAAAGACATGCCTGACTGTCCTGTTGGGGACTTCCAAGAGTATGGCTTCAACACCAAGTCAGCACGGGAACCGTTACCAACCTTAGTCTCTTTACCAATCACATCACCGTTCTTATCGTAGGGTGTGATCTCGTAGTTTGTAGACTTGCAAGTGACAAAAAATCCCTTCTCATCTTTCTGCTTAACAGGCACACCAGTTTTCTCAATCGCCTCTACCTGTTCTTTGTTCAGGTTCACAAGGTCTACTTGATACTTGCCAGAGAGCTTGTTGCGCTCGTAGAGGAAAGGCCACATCAACTCAACATTCTCTAACTTAAAAATTTCCATTACTTTTCTCCTCCAAGGAAGTAACTATATTATAACACACAGTTTTAGTGCGTGTCAAACCAATTGTTACCAATTTTTGCTTCAGCGTCAACAGGACACCGAAACCCCAACACCTCACCCGCCTTACGAGCAGAGGCTACCAT